AAGGAAATTGAGTATTGTTTTGCCATTAATTTTGACTTTAAAAATGTGTACTTTTTTGTGTACTTTTTTTTTCTGCTCATAAAAAAACGACTTAAAAAAATGCTTTAAGTCGTTGATTTATAATTTATTAATCTTGTAGCGAAAACGGGATTTGAACCCGTGACCTCAGGGTTATGAATTCACTAATTTATATAAATTACGACTTAAAGTATTGATTATTAATTATTTAATTTTTAAAATTAATTGTTAAAATGTGTACTTTTTTGTGATTTTTGATATTGTTGTTTCGTTTTTAAAATTGAAAAAAAATTACAGCAACAAAGGTTGATTTGCTGCTGTAAACTTGCATCCAAAATGTTTAAAAATACTTATTGATTATCTCAATAATCACAGACACTACAATTATAGACAAAATTAGTCTTGACAAAATCCGTCCAAATTTGGTATTGAACAACCAAAATCTGGAATCGTTGTAATTATTTTCTAACATTATTTGTATATTTATAAAATGAAAAACGTTGTAAAAAATTATGTATCAAATCTTGAAACTGCAAAAGAGCAAACAAGAAAAATGATAGAAATTGCTGAAAAATATAATATAGCTACAAAAGAGTTTACTCGTGCAAAAAATCGGAAATCTTAACCTCTATTTTGTTCTTTTCATATACCAAGTGTATGTGTTGGGGTCAGACCCATCAGATATTATTAAGTCTTCTAAACCTGACCCATTAATAGTGTCAATAAATTTATAAATATCATTACCTTGCTTTATGATTTTTAAAAAACCGCTTCCGTTTGTTATAATAGAATCATTAATTATGGTAAATTGCAATTCATCAACTCCCTGTATTTCATTTGAGCAAGTATTTTGCCCTCCTGCTTGCGCTTCAATTACAAAACTCACTTCTCTACCTTTAAGTCCATCAAATTCAACATAGTCATTTTTGCAATTTTTTATTTTCGCATAATAATATCGACCAGTAAATACTTCAGGGATATTTACATTTTCTTCATCATTTGAAGAACAGGAAATAAACAAAGTAATCGCAATAATTGTAATAATCTTTTTCATAGTTTAATTTTGATTTATAAATAGGTTGATAATAATTTTTAGACGTTTGTTTTTTTTAGTTGGGAAATCAAATCATTTTTTACGAAACGATTTTCTTCTAATACTTCTACATATTTACTCATTAGAGCGTTGTATTTTTCCTGCAAATTTTCTTTTGGTTTTTCTTTTTCATAGCTTGATTCTGGTTCTTTAACTTCTGTTTTATTGTTTTCAATACCTACATTGTACTTATTCGCAATAAAGTAACACATCTGCTCTGTAGGTATCCTGTCTCCACTTTCCCATTTTTGTATAGACGCTAATGATACTTTCAAATCTTTAGCAAACTGTTTTTGCGTAAAATGTAAATTTTTCCTTATTTCTTTTATTTCTAAGTTACTAAATATCAATTAATTAAAAATTTTAACATAAAAAGTACGTATTTTTACGTACAATTATTTGTTTATAACGTACAATGTATGTATATTTGTATCATACAACAACAAAGATATATTTTTTTAGAGTTGTTAACAAATTAAAAGAGCAGATTACGTAAAAATACCCATTATGATTAGAGTAACAGAAAAGTATAAATATTTAGAAGCTAAAAGCATTGTTAAAGATAATTTCTATAGCCAAGAAACTAAAGACAAATATCAAAAAGTGATTGACAGCTATTTAAAAAACAAATCATAACCAACCTTAAAACTTTTTATAATTATGGCAATTACTATATCTACAGAAAAAAGCAAAGAATTATTATCAAGAATGATAAGAGCAGAATTTGAAAAAATTGATTTTGATATGGATTATATATATCAAAAAGCAGACGAATTAATTGCTTTAGCAAAGACTTATGGTTTAACTGATTTAGCTGATGAAATGGCTAATGATAAAAATGTAGCGTAATGGATTTAGCACTATCAAATAGAGAAGAAGAAGCTGTTTTAATACTAATTAAAAATGATTGTGGAATTAAGCAAGTAGCAAATAAAATGGATATTTCTGATAGAACTGCTGAAAAGCATTTTGAGAACGCTAAAAAGAAAAAGAATGTAAATACTTTATCAGGTTTGGTTTTTAAATATTTGAAAAATCACAAAGAACTATTAGCATTCATCTTTTTATCTATTCAGATATTTTCATCAGTCGGTATTAGTGAAGATAGTCAAAGGAGAAGAAAAAGAGGTCGTAGAATAGCTAAAATAACAAGAGTTCAAAAAGTGCAAAATAAAGCAATAGCATAATGGAAAAGGAAATTACAAAAATAGACAACATTAAAGAATTGTATTCTAAAATCGTAAAAAAAGGGGATTTTATAAAATTAGTTGCAGATGAATGTAACAGAAAACCAAACACGGTAAGAACCCATTGGTTTAGCTCTGCAAACTTTTACAGTATTCCAAAAGATTTTCAAGAAAGAATTATTTTTTTAGCTCAAAACACAATTAACGCACAAAATAAAGTATCATAAAATGTCACCAATAGCACAACTTATTTTAAACAATATATGTCATTTAACAGATGATGAAAAGTTGATTGTTAAAAAAAATCTGGTGACTAAGAAAAGTGTTGATAAAAGTTCTGATGAAATTATTCAACAAGGAATGATAAAAACATTATTTACAAAAAAGTAATTGCATCCAAAGACAATTACAAAGCCTATCCTGAAAATTTGGGGGAATAAGTAAGGGTAGGTTATTTTAAAAATAAAACAAATTATGAAATACATTTTAACAGGAGTAGCGATACTTTTTATCATTTTGGTTTTAATATCAATAATTAAGCAAGTGAAGAAAAACAATAGAAAGCAAGATGAAATTCTATTGAATAAAATGTTTGAAGCGGATAGAAATGATACTGTTTCAGAAAAAGAAATAATGGAAGTTTTAAAATAATTCGTCTTAAAAGAAAATTTCAAGGAGTTTAACAGATGCTCCTTTTATCAAAAAAAAAGTTTATGAATTACGCAATAGAACAATTAGATAAATATCCTTGTAATGTATTCAAAGATGTAATAGATTTTGTTGAGAATTACAAAAACGGATTTAAAGAAAAACCTAAAGGAATTGCTTTAGAGTTTCTAAATGAATTAAAATTTAATTTAGAAGAGGGTTTAAAATCTTGGGGGTCAAATTTTCAATCTGAAAAAAAACGTCAAGAAAAGAGATTGAAAGATGTTAATGACATCTTAGGGAAATAAAAAAAACCGACACTAAAAATTAGCATCGGAATTGAAATATAAGGCAGTAGTAATGCCTTTGAGTAAAGCAAAAATAATAATTAAAAATTGAAATTATGAGTAACACAATTAAATTAGTTCAACATCCCATAATTGAACATCAGTTAAAAAAAGCTGGAGCAGAAGTTTCTAAAAGAATCAAAGATTTAGAAATTGACAAGCAAGTTGCAACAATACAAACTTTATCAACTTTAAAATCTACAAGAACTGAATTAAACAAAGAACTTTCAAATTTTGAAAACCAAAGAAAGTTTATTAAAAAGGCTGTAAATAATCCTTACAAAGATTTTGAAGATACTTATAAAACGGAAATTTCTGATAAATATAAATCTGCAGTTGATTTATTAAAAGATAAAATAGCATCAGTAGAAGATAAAATAAAATCAGATAAAAAAGAATCTATTTTAGAGTATTTTAATGAGTTATGTACAGCTGAAAAAATAGACTTTATCAATTTTGATAAGGTAGGTATTGTTATTAATTTATCTACAACTGAAAAGAAATACAAAGAACAGGTTTACGATTACATCACAAAAGTAAATGACGATTTAGCACTTATAAAATCAACTGATTTTGAAGCGGAAATATTAACAGAATACAAATCTTCTTTAAATGTATCGAACGCTATTACAACTGTTAAAACACGTAAAGAAAATGAAGCAATTGAAAAAGCAAGGTTAAAGGCTATTAAAATTCAAAATAGAAAAAACCATTTAGAAAAATTAGGGATGCAGTTTGTAGAAATTACTAACGCATACGAATTTAACGCTGATACTTATATCACTACAAATGATATTGAAAACTTATCTAAAGAAGATTTTACAGCAAAATATTCTGAATTTGAGGTTAAAATTAAAGAGATTAAAGCAAAGGAATTAGCGGAAATTGAAGCTTCAAAACCAAAGGAAACGCTTAACGGAAATTCAGTTCCAGAACCAATAATTAAGAAAGTTATTTCTACACCAATTTCAGCACCTAAAATAATAAAAGCACCAGAACAAATAGAAACAGCTTCTTTTGAAGTTAAAGCTACAATGCCACAGTTAAGAGCGTTGGGAGTTTATATGAAAGAAAACGGAATCATTTATAAAAATATTTAAAAAATAGAAAATATGTCAACAAATATTACAACATTCAATCCACAAACAGCAAGAGCATCAGTAATTAAACAAATGGAATCTATGGCAACATCGGAGTTTATTTCTTTACCTGAAAAATTTAAACAGAGCGTATTCTTTGCAATGGAAAAACTTTCAACTTTAAAAGATATTGAACAAGTTGAACCTATTTCTATAACGAAAGCATTTTTAAAAATGTTCTCAAACAAATTAGACTTTCAAAAAAATCATTGTTACTTTTTTGTACAAAATGATAAAAATTCATCAACAGGAAAATCTTTAAGATTTGGATGGCAATATCAAGGATTGATTGCAGTAGCAAAAGACACTTGTAATGTTGAAGATATTATACCTGTTCTTATAAATGCAGATGATGAAGTTGAAATGATTTATGAAAATGGTGTTTTAATCGTAAAAAATCACAAACCAACATTTAAAGGTGAAGTTACAGGGGGTTATTGTGTTATTTCTTTTAAAGATAAAGGGATACGTTCAAGATATTACACAAAAGCGCAATTAGACCAACGTAGAGATAAATCTATGGCAAAGCAAGGTAATTTTTGGGCTTGGGAGCGTGAAATGTACGAGAAAACTTTGATAAATGCTACTATTAAAAGAATTATTGAAACAAGTTCTAATACTGATTCAAATGATTTATATGCAGAACCAGAAACTATTGAGGTTACTCATAGAGATGTAATGCAAGAAGTAATTCAGCAAGGAGAACCAGTTGAACAAAGAGAAAAAGTTTTAATATAATGCACAATTTATTAGCTTCTGGTTCTAAAGGCAATTGTATCATTTATCATAATACAATAGCAATTGATATGGGTGTTCCTTATTCAATGATTAAGGAATATCAAAATCAATTACAAATAGTTTTGTTAACTCATATACATACGGATCACTTAAATATTTCAACAATTAAAAAATTAGCATTTGAAAGACCATCTTTAAGATTTGCGTGTGGTTCTTTTTTAGTTGATGAATTAACAGGAATTAAAAATGTAGATATTTTAGAACCAGGGGTTATTTATGATTATGGAGCGTTTAAAGTTTCGCCAATAGTTTTATATCACGATGTACCAAATTTTGGATACAGAATATTTAAAGATGAAACAAAAATAATCCACGCAACAGACACGTGCCATTTACAAGGAATTTCTGCAAAAAATTATGATTTATATGCAATTGAATCTAATTATAATGAAGAAACTATTCACGACAGAATAGCGTACAAAAAAAGGAAAGGGATTTTTTCTTATGAAGTTGGTGCAATGAATAGTCATTTATCAGAACAACAGGCAAGAGATTGGATTTTTAGAAATAGAGGTAAAAAATCAGAAGTTTTAAGGCTTCACGAATCTTCAAGTTATTAGTTATGATTTTTAAAACATCAAACGAAACAGAGGTTTTTAAAGCAAAGGAATACTTTAATAAATTAATGAATCAAGATTGCAAATTCGAATTAAAGAAGATAATAGAATCACGTTCAAGTCTGCAAAATTCATCATTACACTTATTCTTTGTTTTTGTAGCAAATGAATTAAACAATTTAGGAATGACTTTTAGTTATGATGGTTTAAAGTTGAAAGGTTTAGAAAGTAGATATACCGAATTAATTGTAAAGGAATTTATCTGGAGACCTATTCAAATAGCAATGTTTGATATTCAAAGTACAAAAAAAATCAACACGAAGCAAATAAATGAAATTATTGATGTTTTAGTAAAGTTTTTTGGAGAGAAAGGAATCGATTTACAATTTCCTTCAATAGAAACATTAATGAATAAAAGAAAATAATTTTAACCCAATTTTTTTAAAATAATGAAAGGAACAGTAGTAGCACAAATCACACAAATTGCAGAAACTCAAAAAGTAGGTGCAAATGATTTCTTAGTAAGAGAATTTTTACTAAAAACAATAGAGGAATACCCAAACTTTTACAAGGCACAAGTTACAGGAGGCAAAACAACTCTTTTAGATAATTTCAATGTAAATGATATTGTGAAAATGAAAGGAGAGTTAAAGGGCAGACCTTATGAAAATAAAGAACAGCGATACGATGTTTTTATGTCTTTGAATATTTGGAGTATCGAAAAAAACGAGTAACAATATTTAAAATCTTTTTTGCAGTAGGGGAGGGTTAAAAACTGCAACTTTTTTTCATAGTCAATTTTCCCCACTCTTTTAATAGTGGAGTGGGGTTTTAAAAAATCAAATAGTAAATGCAAAACACAGTAAAAATAAAAAGAGCAAAAAAACATCTTCAAAAAGCATTAGAAGAACTAAAATCATTTGATACAACAAATTTAAAAATTGATGAATTAGCTGATGAAATGAGAATTACAGTTAATCAGATAAATTATGAATTATCAAAATTAAGACTATAAATGAATACGTACAGTTGTAGCGATGGTTCAAGATTAAAACAATCTGTAATTGAAAGATTAATAATTAAAGCTAAAGCAGAAAAAGTAAGGCAACAATTTGATGAATTTGATTATAATTTTTGCGAGGACTGTGGTATTTCAAACGGAACTTATTTAGACTGTTCACACGATGAAAGCGTAAAGAGTTGCAAAGAAAATGGAAGAACAGAAAAATCATTTGACGTTGATAATATTACAATGAGATGTAGAAAATGCCATCAAAAACACGATAAATCAATATGATTCTAAATTTAGAAATAAAACCATTATCTGTAAATGATGCTTGGCAAGGTCGAAGATTTAAAACTGATAAATATAAATCTTGGCAAAAACATTTAATGTTGATTTTACCACCTTTAAAAATAGAGTTAAAAGGCGATTTAAAAGCAGTATTTGTTTTTGGTTTTAGTAGCAAAGCAAGTGATATTGATAATCCTTTAAAACCTTTAATCGATACTCTACAGAAAAAATACAAATTCAATGATAATCAAATTAATGAATTAATTGTCAAAAAGGAGATTGTCAAAAAAGGTAAAGAATTTATAAAATTCACAATTGAAAGAAATTAGAAATTATTACAATCAAAAAATTAAGGAGTTATGAGTAAATTTTTTAAAATAAAGAGAATCACTAAACACTTGTATTTATTTTTTAAAACAGGTTATCAAATTCATTTATTAGAAGTAGAACACTACTATTTAATGCGAAATTAAAGAACTAACCAAACCTTAATGAACGTTGACTACAAGTCATTTTAGTAGTTAAGGGGAGGTTTTAAATTAAAAAGTTATGAAACATTACAAAACAATAGTATTAATTCATTCAAGAATTTCTGAACTACAAAAAGAAATTAAGGATTTGAAAAAAATTGATGATGATATGCACGGATATTCAGGATATGTATTTGTTCAAGAGGATATTTCAAACTTACAAGAAGAGATAGACGACATCACAATTACTTTTAAATATTTAATCAGTTTAAATAAATAAAAAAAAATGGGAAACATTTCAATCAAATTAAATTTAAGCAGTTTAAAAATGTAGTTGAAAATTCATTTAATGATTTGAATTTAGAAGAAAGAAAGTTATGAAGCTATTTGAAGTTGAAGAAAAAAAATCAGAAAACACTTGTAAAGATTGTGTTCACAGACAAAGATGGCAATGCAATAGTAAAGTAATTCAGTATTGTGGTATTAGAAAAAGTAATAGAACTAATAACGGATTGCTTAAAATTAAGTGTAAAGACAAATCTTGTAATCTATTTAAAAAGTAAATATGATTACTAAAAGAACGCATCTTACGGAATATCAAATTCAGCAGATTTTGGATTTATTTTATAGAACTGAATTGAGAACTGGAGAAAAAATAATTGATAATAGAAGTATTACAATTTCTAAAGAATTAGGTATTTCTACTCAAGTTATAGATGGAATTTTAGCAAGGCATTTAAATGATAAATTCAATATTATAAATCAAAGAATTGCTTTAAATGAGGTGTAAAAAATGTAAATCAAAAAAAATAAAGTACAAACATAGCTTTATTTATGAACACGTTTATAAGTGCAAAAAATGTAAAGTTAGAATTATTTTGAAACGAAAAATTAAAGAATTTATAGTAATATAAAATGATAAATAAAGAAAATAATATTATATTTGCAATGCGAAACAGTTTTAATAGTATTGTATTACAAATACAAAATTTACTTACTAACAATAAAGGTACAGTATCTCATTCTTATTCCAGCAATGCTATAAGTCTGTTTCGCAACTTTAGAGGACTGTACCCTCATTTTATTAATTTAACTAATTTTCTAATGCGAAACAGAGAAAATAAAGTTAATGGTAACTTGCTGTTAACTACTTCACAAAATTACATTTCAAAAATTACTGCATTATTTCCATTTGTTAATTCTAAAAAATTAGCGATATGATGGAAAATAGAAAAGCATTTAACTTTTATAGAAGTTATTACGAAATTGCAAAAGAACTTCCAGAAGAAGAAAGAGGTGCTTTTTTAATGGCAATTTTAGAAACTCAATTCACAGGAAAAGAACCCGATTTATCAAAGTTAAGTTTGCTTTGTAAGTTCGCTTATATCAGTCAAAAACATAGCATTGAAAAGCAAATTAGAGGTTTTGAAGATGCTAATAAAAAACCTAAAAAAAGAGAGACCCCAAAGACCAACCCTAAAGGGAAACCCCAAAGACCAACCCCAAAGACCAACCCCCCATCACAAGAACAAGTACAAGTACAAGAAGAAGAAGATGTAGTATTAGGAAAAAAAATCGACGAAATTTATTTAGAGTATAGAGAAAAATATAAAAATTACGCTAATCAACTTTTTGGAGATGCAATTTTTATAGAATCTATTTCAAAAGGATTTATTAAAAATCAAAAAGAAGAAATTAGGAAAATGACTATAAAAAAATATTTACAGGAATTTTTAAATTCTTTAGACCAAGTCAAGAAAATTCACAACAATAAAAAAGAATTTCAAGAACATTTTCCTAATTGGTTAAGAAAACAAGGCGAAATAAAATTAGTTTATCCTCCTAAAGAAAAAATACGCTATGGCTAACGAAAAAAAAATAAACGACGCTCAAAATTATTGGAATGTTAAAAAAGCAGGAAATCATTTGCTTTTTAAATTATCCCCATACAAAGGAAATTTTAAAAACTTCAAAGTAACAGAAGAAGATTTTAACGCTTTAAAAAGTTTATTAGGCTATGTGAACAGGGTTGAAAGTGGATTGGTAAATAATAATCAACTTTTTGCAAAATTATTTTTAATGCATTTGGTTGGCGATATTAGAGAAAATGGCACAACAATTTTCAATGAGTTTATATTTAACAATTTATCAAACCAATTATCAAAGCCTTTAGCACTTTTTTACAAGGCTTTTTACGAAGATTTATGTTCAAATCAGTTAGATAATATTACAGAAAAAAATATTTCAAATGAAGATGCACAAGAGTTTTTGTTAGATTATAAACGATTTAAAGAAACTTTTTCTTTAGAATTTGTTACAGGAAAGTTAGATGAAATGATGAACCATTTGTTACATAGAAGAAGTTAGAATGTTTGAAATTGAAAACCCTTCAAAATTAAAAGAAGAAGATTTTAAAGAAAAAATCAACTTTGATAAATTCATTGTAAAATCTGAATTAATTAATAAAGAGGTTCAAAATTTCTTTGATGGAAAATTAAAAAAAGGGTATAAAATTGGTATTCCAGAATTTGATAATCATTTTGTTTGTAAAGAAAAATCATTGTATGCATTAACAGGTAAAAAAGGAAAAGGAAAAACCACTATAAATAAATTAATTCAATTAATGCAAAGCATTGTTAATGATTTGGTTTGGGTGGTTGCTTTTCAAGAAAACAGTAACTGGGGTTCAAAGGTTGAGTATTTACAATATTTTTTAGGGGGTTACGCAAAAGATATTCAAAAAGAAAAACCAGAACTTTATAAAAAAGCAAGTGATTGGATTGATAAACATTTTATTTTTTTAGATGTAGAAACTATTGAAAACGCAATACAGACAAC